CCTATATCTCCCCGATGCAGTCCGAGACGATGCTGGACAGTCCTTTTAAGACCCGACCTGATCCGAGTCAATGACAATTAAGCCCAAGAAGTCCAAAGCCATACGAGGGGCAACCAAGCCAAGGCTTCACAGCCCACTTCTCAAGGGCAATAACAAGCTGCAAGATGTCAAAGACCTGTGCGAAATTGTAAAGATTCCGCTTATGCCTTGGCAGGAGTTTGTCCTTAAAGACATGCTTACTGTGGACAGAAAAGGCAACTGGATTCGTAAGACAAACCTGATCCTAGTAGCCAGGCAGAACGGCAAAACTCACTTAGCGCGTATGCTTATACTGGCTCACTTAATTAAGTGGAATACCAATGTCCTTATTATGTCCTCTAACCGATCTATGGCACTAGATACCTTTCGACAAATCACTAGCTTATTGGAGACCAATGACCACCTCAAAGGATTCGTTAAACAGATCAGACACGCTAATGGAACTGAGAGTATTGAAATGCTATCTGGAGCAAGGCTTGATGTCGTTGCAGCAACTAGAGACGGTTCTAGAGGTCGATCAGTTAATGGACTGCTCTACATCGATGAAATCCGAGAGATCACAGAGGATGGATTTAGAGCTGCTACTCCTACGACTAGAGCTCACCCAAACTCTCAAACGCTACTTACCAGTAATGCTGGAGATGCGTTCAGCACTGTACTCAATGACCTACGAGAAAGAGCCATAGATTATCCTCCTAAGTCTTACGGATTCTATGAGTATTCAGCACCGCAATACTGCAAGATAACAGATCGCAATGCCTGGGCTCTCGCTAATCCTTCTCTAGGGTACACAATTACCGAGGAGGCAATAGAAGAAGCTATAGCAACATCGCCTATTGAAAATACTCGCACTGAGACTTTGTGCCAGTGGATCGATTCTCTAAGCAGTCCTTGGCCACATGGCGTACTAGAAGACACATCCGATAGCACGCTGGAAATGGCTGTCGGGGCTTATACTGTATTTGGTTTCGATGTCAGTCCTTCACGCAGGAACGGATCATTAGTCGCAGGACAGCTACTCCCAGATGGGAGGATTGGCATCGGGATCTTAGAGACTTACAGCTCTCAAGTAGCCATTGATGAACTAAAGATGGCAGCTAGTATAAAAGCATGGTGCGACATTTATAAGCCTCGCCTAGTCTGCTTTGACAAATACGCCACACAAACTATTGCAGATCGCCTGGCTAACGCTGGAGTTATGACAGAGGATGTCTCTGGCCAGCAATTTTATAAAGCCTGTGGTGATCTACTAGAAGGCTTAGTCAATGCTCGCGTAGTCCACAATGGTCAGGCAGAACTTATCCAGCAGATGAATAACTGCGCAGCTAAAGTAAACGATAGCGCGTGGCGCATAATTAAACGCAAGTCTGCTGGAGACATCTCAGCACCTATTGGCTTGGCAATGGTCGTAAGTAAGTTAATGATCCCAACGCCTAAACCACAAATTATAACTTAGACACGCCCTAGCAAATTGTCTAATTACTTGACAAATGCTACACTTTCTGTCTATGGGTAAATTACTGCAAGCATTTGGCCTAGAGTCTAAGCCACAATTACAAGCTCAGTCCGCGCCACAAGTACTTGGCGAGTATTCACCTTATGCAATGCCCTTTCAGTTTGCCTATGTAGGCAGAACAGAAGCAATGTCAGTTCCTGCTTTAGCAAGATGTCGCAATCTGTTGGCTGGCACAATCGGCACCATACCTTTGATGCTGCACAAGAAATCAACAGGGGAAATGTTAGGCAGTCCTCTTTGGCTTGACCAACCTTCTTACTCACAGCCACGATCTGTAACTATTGCTTACACAGTTGATTCACTTTTATTTTATGGGCAAGCATTTTGGAAAGTTGTAGAAGTTTATCAAGAGGACGGCCGGCCATCTCGCTTTGAGTGGATCGCTAACAGCCGAGTAACTGCAACACTTGATCGCGATAATGTCTTTGTTAAGTCTTATGCAGTTGATGGAACTACTTTACCGATGGACGGATTAGGATCTTTAATTACTTTCCAATCCCTAAGCGATGGCATTCTTAACACTGGTACTTCTACAATTCGCTCTGCTATCGATGTGCAAAAAGCAGCAACTATTGCAGCAGCTACTCCTATGGCAAGCGGTTACATTAAAAATACAGGTGCTGATCTAGATCCAAAAGAAGTCTCTGGCCTACTAGCTGCATGGAAAACTGCTCGCAATAATCGCAGCACTGCTTACTTGACATCCACACTTGAATATAATCCTGTGTCATTCTCTCCTAAAGACATGATGTATGGTGACGCAATATTTAACCTGGCTACTGATATTGCTCGTCTTTGCAATGTGCCTGCTTACTATGTCTCAGCAGATCAGAATAACTCTATGACTTATGCCAATGTGCAGGATGAGCGTAAGCAATTCTTAACACTTTCCTTACAGCCATTCATCAGTGCGATCGAGGACAGGCTCAGTATGGATGACATAACTGCTCGTGGAAATGTTGTGCTTTTTGACATTGACAAAAACTTCTTACGCACAGATCCACTGCAAGAACTAGCAGTACTAGAAAAATTACTTAGCCTTGATCTTATTACCCAGGAGCAGGCTATGGGAATGACTGACCTAACACCTAATGGAAGCTATGGTATGCAATGAACCAAGTAATTACCTTCTCGGTTGGACTAACAGCAGACTCAGCCAATAGAACTATTTCTGGCAAGATTGTGCCTCTCAATGTCGAAGCAGGATCTACCAACATGGGCAAGGTTATCTTTGAGTCTGGATCTATTCAAATTGCAGATGCTAGTGCTATTCGTCTGCTCAGTCAGCATGACAATAAGAAACCTCTAGGCAAGATGCTCGACTACTCAGAATCAGAAGATGCTATTAACGCAGTCTTTTCTGTAAGCCGCTCACAGCGCGGTACAGAAGCCTTAATCCTTGCAGAAGAAGGATTACAAAGCGGTCTATCAATCGGGGCAGAAGTCCTGAAGTCAAAGATCAAGGATGGCGTGACTTATGTATCCGCTGCTCGCTTGGTCGAAGTAAGTTTAGTAACAGAGCCAGCATTTAAGTCTGCTCAGGTTACTGATATTGCAGCGGAAGAATCCGATGTAGAAGAAACAATCCAACCAACAGAAAGCGAGACAGCCGTGGAAAACACCACACCAGCAGTCGAAGCAACACCAGTTGAAGCACCAGCGGTTGAAGCTGCTCGCCCAACTGTTTCAGCAGCATACTTTACACAGCCACGCATTGAACTAACAACTGCAAAGTATGTAGAGAACACAATCCGCGCAGCAATGGGTGATGATTCAGCTCGTCAATACATCGCAGCAGCAGATAGCACAGTAAACAACCCAGGACTTGTTCCAACACGCCAGTTGTCAGAAATCATTAACCCACTTGGAACAACTATCCGTCCATCAATCGAAGCAATTTCTCGCGGAGTGCTTCCAGATGCCGGTATGACTTTCGAGATTCCAAAGATCACAGCAATGCCAACTGTTGCAGAAACAGCACAAGGTAATGCATTCAATGAAACAGATCAGACATCAGATTTCTTGTCAGTAACTGTTAAGAAGTACGCTGGACAACAGACATTCTCTGTTGAACTTCTAGATCGTACATCACCTGCATTCTTTGACGAGCTTGTACGCAACATGGCAGCAGCTTATGCTAAGGCTACAGATGCAGCAGTAAACGCAGCATTGATCTCTGGCGCAACAGCAGATGCAACAACAACAGTTACCTACCCAACAGCAGCCGAACTTCTCGGAGTAGTTGCTCGCGGTGCAGCTTCTGTCTATGGCGCAACACTTGGACTTCCAAATCCATTTGCTCGCAACATGATCGTTAATACTTCACAGTGGTCAAACATTATGACATTGAACGATGCAGGACGCCCTATCTATACAGCTTCACAGCCACAGAACGCAGGCGGAGTTGCCTCACCTACAGCCCTACAGGGTAATGTTGCAGGACTTAACCTCTATGTAACACCTAACACTGCTGCTGGAACTGACACAGATGGTTCAATCATCATCGTGAACCCAGATGCGTACACATGGTACGAGTCACCAACATATCGCCTACGCGCAGAATCAACTGCAGCAGGACAGGTAACAATCGGCTACTACGGCTATGGAGCAATCGCTACCAAGGTCGGAGCAGGCGCATTCAAGAATAACAAGGCGTAAGCCACACTTAAGTCACTCAGGGGAGTAGTAGCCCTCTACTCCCCTGAGTCTTTAGAAAGGACATCATGGCACTTACAACAGTCTCAGAACTCCGTACAACCCTTGGAGTGGGTACTTTGTATACAGATGCTGTCCTTCAGGAAGTATGCGATGCATCTGATGCAGTCCTGTTACCTATGCTTTGGGCATATACAAATTTTAATATCGCACAAGAGAACACTACAACAGTAGGCACTTTATATTTTGATGAGTCTGTTACAGAGACATATTATGTAGGTCAAACAGTTGTAGTAACTAATAACAAAGCACATTTTAATGGCTCAAAAACAATTACAGCAGTGGACAATCACTCAATTTCTTTTGCTATTACAGGCAGTCCAGCAGCAACACCTAAGCATGAAGTTCGGCCTTATGGCACAGTTACAGTCAGCGCATCAACAGATTGGACAGCTGATGCAGCAGTACAAAACGCAGCTCTTATGATATCTGTTGAGATCTGGCAAGCGCGTACAGCCACCCTTTCAGGCAGTAACGCTGTCGATTTCCAGCCTTCCCCGTACAGGATGTCAGCGCAACTCTTGGCAAAAGTACGGGGCTTGGTTTCTCACGCGCTTGACCCTAGAAGTCTTATAGGCTAGGTCATGCCTCCAGTACCAATTACGACACTTCGCACTACCTTAGCCACTGCGCTAGTAGATAACACTAAATACCAAGTCTTTGCTTTCCCGCCTGCAACAGTCCTGGCTAATTCTGTAATTGTGTCACCAGATGATCCGTACCTAACACCTAACAATAACCAGCACATCACAATAAGTCCGATGGCTAACTTTAAGATTATCATTACAGTGCCTTTGTTTGACAATGAAGGCAACCTAAATGGAATAGAAGATGCAGTAGTAGGCGTGTTTACTAAACTCAATGCATCAGTCTTGACCTATAATGTAGGCGCGATAAGCGCACCAAGTATTCTTAACGCTGCGTCTGGAGACTTACTCAGCTGCGAGATGTCCGTATCAATCCTTACGAGTTGGAGTTAATATGTCCGAGTGGGAAAAAGAAAACGAAGCCTTCCTGATCAAAATCGGGCAGGTTAATGTACCAGCACCAAAGCCAGTAACTACTAAGAAAGACGAGGAATAATCCAATGGCTGTATTTCTAAACAATGGCGTGGTTTTGACAGTCAATGCAGTGGACTTGTCTGACCATGTAACAGCAGTAACAATCAATCGCAGTTTTGATGAACTAGAAGTAACAGCTATGGGAGACTCAGGCCATAAGTTCGTTAAGGGTCTAGAAGCATCATCAATTACTATCGACTTCCTAAATGACACAGCATCTTCAGAGACTCTACAGACTCTACAAGCTGTGTGGGGAACATCAACAGTAATTACAGTAAAGCAGACATCAGCTGCAGTATCTGCAACTAACCCTCTTTACACAATGACATGCTTGATTAACAACACAACAGACATCAATGGTTCTGTTGCTGATCTATCAATGCAAAGCGTGACATTTAATGTCAATGGCACAATCGCAGTAACAACATCATAAGAAACTAACTAAGGGGCAAATCATGGCAAAGTTAAAGATCGTTCGACAAGATGGAAGCGTACTAGAAGGCGAGATT